CCGGCCCGAACTCGCCGAGGCTGACAGCCGATGTTTCGAGGACGCTGACGCAGCCCGCGCCGATCAGGAGATCAGCCTGCAGGCTCGACGTCGGCAGGGCCACCAAGTGGAGATTGCGTACGCCGCGCCGGATCAGGGCGAGCGTCGCCTCCATCGGCACGCCGGCGACCTCGCGTGGCACCGCCAGCATGATGCCGTCGCCGATCGGCGCCAGGGCTTCGTCGACTGTCCCGGCGATCACGGGCATGGATGCTCCCTTGGAAAGACGATGCAGAAGCGAATGTAGGATGGGTTGAGCTCTTGCGAAGGTTATCACCCGCATTTTCGGCCATTGAATTCCCTCGGCAAATTGCCGTGTTTGCAACACTGGCGTCCAATGTTTGCAACACGCGGTGCTCATTTTGTCCCGCCCGCTTTTGCCGCTCGATACTCGACAAGCTTGGTCATCGCGCGCACCGCGCCGGCCCGCTTGTTGCGGTCTTTGATGTACCGCTGCACCATGCTGAGGGTGAGGTGGCCGCTTATCGTCGCAATGTCGGCGGCGTCGACTCCGGCATCGGCGAGGTGACAGCAGAACGCCTTGCGCAGTCCGTGCAGCGCGAGGCTTTCGGGTAGCCCAGCCTCGCGCATCGCATCCTTGAAAAAATTATAGAGGCCGTTCGCGGTGAACGGCCGGCCCTGCTGCGTTTGCAGGAATGTCATTTGGCCGGCGGGCATCGCGGCGACGGCGTTGCGTAGCTCGTCGGCGAGCACTGGGATATTTACCTCGGTGCTGGTCTTAATTTGGCGCAGCCGAATCACCCCATCGCGCATGTGTTGCCGGCCCATGACTGCGATGTCCTCGCGCCGCTGCCCGGTCCACAGGAACAGCGTCAGCGCCAGCCGCTCTTTGGTGCCCACGGGCCAGCGCGCCTCGAATTGCGCAATGTGCTCGTCCTCCCAGGTCGGGAATCCGTCGCTCGGCTTCATCGGCGGCGGGTCCACCTCGGCGGTCGGGTCCACCTTGATGCGGCCGTTGCGCTTGGCCCAGCGCATGAGGCCGCGCAGCGCCTTCAACAGGTCGCGCGCCGACGCTGGCACGTCGCGCATCTCATCGAGAATTATCTGGACGTGCTTTTGTTGCAGGTCGGCAAGCAACCGGTCGCCGAAGCGCTTGCCGTTCGGGCCGGTGCGCTCGCGGAATCGCTCGAGTATCCAGCGCACCTTATGCGTGGTCGTGTCCGCCTTGGACTTGCCGTTGCGGCGATTGGTGACGAACGCCGACGATGAGAGATATTCGCCGATGGCCGCATGGATGCTGCCGGAGACAACGCGACGCGCGCCGACGCTGATGGGCTCCGCATCGGCGAGCGCCGCGGCGTGCGCGGTCATCATCTCGGCCGAGAATGGCAAGCCCGGCATCGGCACGTCTTTGTGGCCGCGACGGCGCAGGTAGTACCGGACGTTTCCGTAGCGGTCTTTGATGGGATAGACGTGTCTCGGGAGGCCTCGGTTAATGCGTGGCATTGCTGCCTCCGCAAAGGTCATCCCAGGAATTGCCCGCCTCGTCGGGCGCGGCCGGCGGGGCGTCGAGATACACGACGGCATCGCCGATGACGACGCTATGCGCGCGGCGCCGGCTGGCGGCCTTCACGATGGAGTCGGCAGAGCGTTTCCGCTCGCGGCGCGGCTTGGCGTCCGCCCGCCCGCAGACATTCAAACTATTGGCGATAAGGTGATGCACGGACACGGCATCGAACTCCCAACAAAACACTGCGCCTTGGCATTCGCATTTGCCAGTCGGCGGCCCCAAGTCTTGTATGGCGAGGCCGCCGGACATACCAAGTTTATGCCGCGCGGGCCGGACTCACAAGGGGCGGCGCGGGCCATTTTCAGGTGCCGACGGTTATGTGCGTGCCGTTGAGGCGCACCTTGACCGAGGTGGCGGGGCTGCCCGCGGTCTCGGTGCAGACGCCGATGGCCGCGTTGCCGGCGCCGCCGGCCGCCACGCACGCCGAGGCGGAAACATCCCAGTACACCACGGCGCCCTCATCGATGCCGGCGCCCGCGGTCTTGGGCAGCGTGAACACGCCCACGACTTGAAGCTCCACCGGCTCGTCCTCCAGCGCATCGGCGCAGGCGATGCCGAAAACGTTGCCGACAATCACCGCAGCGCCCGACTTCACGTCGGCCGGCGCCGTCATCCGAAGGACTGCGCCCGACTGCACGAAATTTTTCATGGGAAAGCCTCCGTTGTGGGAATTTACTACCGAGTAGTAAAATCCGTTTCACCAAGCCTTGCCGCCGCGGACCACGACATTGCGCACGCGCGGCGTTCCTTCCAGCGCGTCGATTTCCGCCTGAACGCTGGCGATTTGGTCGCGCAATTCCGCATCGCGCATGTTCGTCGATGAGCGTTCGGCCCATGTCACGGTGCGAACTCCGCTGCGCCGTCGCGCTTTCAGCGCCTCGAGTGACGCCCGCAATGTCGTCAGGTCAGCCATCACGCGCCGCCCGCGTTCCGATACCAGCCACGATGGTCAACGAAGCCGCAGCCCCAATCCAATCGCACCTTGAACTGGATGCCGTCGATTTCGAAGCCGAGTCGGCTCTCCGTCTGCGGCCCGCTGGCCCCGCTGAGATACGCATGTTCTAAGTCGCCGGAGAGCACCGGGTCCGCCACGACAAACCAGGGCTTGGCGGCCGTGAGTCTCGGCTCAACGATGAGGTTCAATCCGCTGAACACGTTCACGTCGCTGGTCTGCATCGGCTGGATGACGGACAGCAATTTCTCAGTGTCGGTTTCCAGGTCGCTCGGGATGAGAACAGCCCATGGCGTCACGTCAATGAGGGCGCCACCAAGCGAGGTCTGCTTGCGCATCGCCAAGCGCGCTGCGGCCAGCGTGTCCTCGTCGGGCGCGGCGCCTGGGGTGGCGAGGTTGCCATGGTCGGTATGAAACAGCGCCTTGGTGTCGCTGAGCACGGGACCAAGCCCGGCATTACTGACCAGCAAATCGACAAGGCTCTGCCGTTCGAACGCCGCCGCTTGCGCACCGAGTCGCCGCGCCACGTCGGTGAAGGCGGACAAATCGTCGTTAATCATCGCGGCCCGGCTGAACGAAACAATTTTCCCGTATGTCGCGAGCTTGTACGACTCGCCACCTTCCACAAAGCTGCCGGACCTGAATTCGCCGTGTTCACCTACAGCCTCAAGCGTCACGCCCGTCGAGTCCAATTGCAGGCGATGCTTCAAGCGGAAGTCCGGCGCCGTCGTCTCGCGGCTGAGCCGGCGCACACCCGAAGGCGCAGCGGCGTATCCATCGCGCAGACTCCTGCCCACGGTGTCGGCCAGGATGAGCGGGAAATCGCTCGTGGTCTGCATTCCCAGCGCGCGGGTGATTATCGATGAGGGCGTCATGCCGACGGTCGAGACGCCAGCACGGGTGAGGCTGAGGCGAGCAAACTCGAAAATCGGCAGCCCGATGAATTGCCGCGCCACCTCGCTCGGCCGGAAGCTCGGCGCCACCCGCGCATAAAGCGCCTCGGCGGCGGCGCGCTGGAATACCTCGGGATTGTCCAACGTGCTTCTGTTGTGGACCGACCGCAGATGGATTTCGCTCCGCGCCTGCATGTCGTCGAGGATGGCGGCCCGGGCAACGTCCAAGCTCGCGCTGCGGTCGATGAGGTCATCCACCACGTCGGCGGCGACACCGCCACGGCGGGCAAGCTCGCGGATTTCCCGATTGATGGCGGCCCTGGTCCCCGGCGCCGGGTCCGTCTGTCTCGTCCTGGCGCGCGGGTCCGCCGGCACCGGCACAAAGCTCACCTCTTTCGGCGTCCATCGGATGGCGGTGCGCGTGCGGAGGCCGGATGACGGGTCGGTGCCGTCGCGCCATTCCTCCACGCTGTAGCCGACCGACACGCTGCGCAGGATGCCCTCCTGCACATCGCGGACGGTGCCGGCGACCTCCGGCCGCTCGCTGAAACGGATGGTGGCGACCAGCGTGTCGCCCTCGACCCGCACGGCATCGATGACGCCGAGGACCGCGCCGACTCCATCGTGCTGCCTGTGCGCGTCGAGCACCGATGCGCCGCGGAAGGTGGAGAGGTCAGCGCCGCGAACGTCGAGCCGCTCGATGAATTCGCCGCGGCCGTCCATCCGTCGCACATCGGAGCCGGTGGCAATCACCGCCTCGACCGTGCCGTCGCGGAAGGTGGCCGGCCGCATCGCGGCGTCGCGCCGGTCCAGGGTCAGCGTGTTGTCGCGCTCACGGGTCCAGATGTGTCTCATGTTTAAGCCCTCGCGGCTTGAGGCGGTGCGGCGATGGGCCGCACCGAGGGAAGGGGCCGCGCATCGGCGGCGATTTCTTGGTCAACGTCGGCCATGTCGCGACCGCGCTCGGCGATGATTTGCTGCCGGCTCTTGATGGCGTTGGCCAACAGGATTTGGTCCGCCTCGGCGTCCTTCAGCGGGTCCAACGATTGGGGCTGCGGCCACAGGAACGTCGCCGCGTAATAGGCCGACCCGCTGCGGACGAAGCCGGGGGCGGTCAATCGGCCGGCGAGGATTTCCACCGCGACCAGCCGGCGCCAGACCGGATGCAGCAAACGACTCCCAATCATCGAAGCCTGCAACGCCTTGCAGCGGCGGCGGAACGATTCCGCACCCATCTTCGCGCTGGAGTAGTTGGTCGCGGAAAGGTCCGCGGCGAGGATTTCATAGGGCAGGCCGGTGCCGGCGGCGATGCTTCGCAGCATGTGGCGCAACAATTCCGGGCTCCCCGCCGTGTCGGGCAGGTCGGGGAAAGCGACCGTGCAGCCCGGCGGCAAAATGCGCATGGTGCCCGGCTCCATGCTCATTTCCTGCGGGTCGGTCCGGCCCTCGCCAAAGCCCGACGTGCCCTCGGTGTCGGTGACGAAGCCGGCGAACAGCGCGGCCACCCGCATCCGCGAGCACAGCGCATCCTCCAGCCGGTCCAATTCCAGCAGCCGGGTGCCCACCGCGGTCAGCCACGATATCCCGCGTATCGCGCCTGCATGACGCGGGTCGATGACGTGGCAGATATCCTCAGCAGGCACCCGAACCGGGTCGCTGGTCATCCCAATCCAGATATCGTCGGCCTGCGGACGTATCCAATACGCCCGCCGCTCGCCGTTGGGGCCGACCTCGACCCCGGCGATGATTCGGGCGCCGCCGGGCAATTCGCGATTTGCGTCGCTGGCCACCTGTTCGGTCGAGAGCAATTGCACGCGCAGGCCGTCGGCGGTGGTGATGAGGCGCACGAACGCCTCGCCGCCGGAGACGACGGTGCGAACGACTCGCCGCAGAAATTCGGCCAGGTCAGCGTCGGCGCCCTCGATATCCGGACCCGCGGCGAAATCATTCCAGACGGCCTCCAATGCGCCGCGGATGGTTTCGTTGGGATGGCCGGACCGCATCGTCACGCCGTCGCCGATAAGGTGCTCGGTCCAATTGTCCACCACGCTGCGGGCCGATGGGCTGTTGTCGACCAGATAATTCGCCCGCATGGCGATGGTCCGGCGCGCCGCCAATTCCTGGCGCGGCGTCGCCCACAGCATCGCATCGCGTGGCCACCTGCCGGTGCCCCCAGCCATATCGTGGGCCCATGCGCGGATGCCGGCGCGGAAGGCATTGCCGATGCGGGCGAGCGCATTCATTGCAGCACCGTCCCCTCGGGCTCGAGCTGCTGCCGGGATACGGCAAAGACATGCGCGCCGAATTGCTGCTCCACCAATGCGACCGGGAAGCCGGTGATTTCGGCGATGCGCTCGGCGGACCAGCGCGCGGTGCCCTTGGCCGCCGCAGCGCGGATGGCCACGAGGTCATGCGCGGGATTGTCCCGGTCGATGCGGATGAGCGCGTCGCAGTAATTGGCCACAGCCCGTTGATACTGGTCCTTCGTCATCGGGTCCCCTGATGCAATTGCTTGGCGGCGCGCCGCGGCTGCTTGCGCTTGAACGCGCGCACGGCGGCGGCCCGCATCTTGGCGGGGGCGCGGACAAGCTCGCGAAACTGCGGATGGGTGACGGGGACGAAAAACGGCGCGCTGAGGTCGATGCCATGGCGCTCGCCGCGGCGGCGCAGGTCGGCCAGCAATTCGTTGATGCAGACATGGGTGAAGCGGCGGGCATGGAACGTCGGCTGATTCAGCTTGAGGTCGTCAATGATTTCGTCGTGGGTGCCGCCGGTGATGAGATATTCCTTGTCGTCATCGTAGCCGTGGACCAGCACGGCGAAATAGTATGGCCGGCCCGGGTCAAACTCGGCCCGCGACACCGACTCGGCCCACGTCTCGAAATACTCCCGGACGAAAAACGACGCCGCGGTGAGGTCGAAGGCGCTGGCAAGCTCCTCGCTCAGGCGGACCGCCACGAGGTCAATGGCGAGATATTTCGAGGCGCAGGCGGGCACCGCGCCGAACGCCAACGGCAATTGACCACGTTGGGCGCGCCAGTCCCAAAGCTCCTCGGAGAGGCCGGTGAGGTCGAGCAAGCGTTGGCGGGGCAATGTATCCATGGCGGGCACCTCCGTTGCCGCACCATAGACCTACTGCGCGAAAGCACAACCGCAGGAAATGCCTGTGCCGCAGCGTCAAGCGGTGCTTTACGAAATGGCGGCGGGACGTTAAGCGCGGGGGCAACTTGTCCCCGTTGATTTATCGACGGTCGATAATTCACCGCTCCATGAAGCGGCTGCGGATGACGCTGGGCCGATGCGTCGGCGGCGGGTCGACCCGATGCAGGTCATCGAAACGCTGGTCCAATTGGATGGGCGCCGCCGACCGCGCGGCGGTGGCATAGACCAAACAATCCAAGCCCTCGGCCCGCTTGCCGGGCAGGCGCTCGAAACGACGCACCGGTCGGCCCCTCGCATATCGCGTGACCCGGCGCTCGGAACAGACCTGGTCGAAATAGGCGGCGTCGAGGCTATCGGAAAACCTTATCGTGGACCCGCGGGAAAGCCGGTTGAAAATGTTTCCCTTTATCCCGTCAATGCCGACAATCCACAGCCGGCCGCCATTGCGCATTTTGCTGTGGCTCGCCGCTATCGCCGGGCGCGGACCCGCGGCGCCCTTGGTGGCCATCACGCGGCGGGATGCGCGCGGGGCGCAGAAGCGGCAGACCCTATCGAAATGCTCACCGTCGCCCGCATCGATGGCGGCGGCGTCAAGCCGGAGGCTCCCGCCGTGCGGATGCTTCCATTTCGTCCGCAGCAATTGGTCGACCTCGAGCCACAGCGTCTCGTCGTCGGTCGTCCCATAGATGACGATGTGCCCCAGCACGAGGCACGCGCCCTCACGGGTCCAGCCGCAGATGGAGATTTCGATTCGGTCGTCCTGCAGGTCACAGCCCGCGGTCAGCACTAAAACCTCCGGCGGAATCCGGTCGAGGCCGAACGGCTCCGCTCTTGCGGCCAGGGCGGCGTCATCGATTTCCGTCTCGGCCTCGTTCCAGCCCTGCGCCAGGACGGTGTTGACGAAAACCTGTAGCTCGGCGGGGTCATCCTTGGCGGCGAGAAATTCAGCGGCGAGGCGCGACCAGCTTGCATTGGCCAGCAGGCTGACCAGCGCATTGCAGCGAAAGCCGGCATGGCCCTTCGCCTCGGGATGGGTGATTCGCCAGCGCCCGGCGCTGACCATGCCGAATTTCTCCCGCTCGGCGACCAGAGCCGCGCAATGCGGACAGCGAAAGCCCGCCGTCTCGGGATGGTCCGGCTCCCATTCAATGTGCGCCCATGTGATTTCTGTATAGCCGCCGCAGGCCGGGCACGGGCATTCGTAGACCCGCTGGTCCGACACGGCATAGGCGCGCAGGACATGACTCGTGTCCTCGAAAATGGGCGTGCTGCCGACAATGATTTTGCGGTTGGCAAAGCTGAGGGTCCGGCGCTCGGCCAAGCGGATGGGATTGCCTTCGGGCCCGCTCTCGCACGCATCGGCCTCGTCCACCATCAACACACGCGCGGTATGCCGGCGCAGATTTCTTGGCGCGCGGCTGGCGACCACCTTCAAGCTCCCGCCGGGGAAACGACGCGACAGCAGCGTGTTTCTATCTTCCTCGGCGTCCTCGATGGTCAGCGCACCGCGCAGCGCGGGCGACGCGGCAAAAATGGGCTCCACGTCCGACACCACATAGTCGCGACAGTCGGCCTCGGTCGGCAACACGGCCAGGATGGGCGCCGGGTCATTGGCCACATAGGCGCCGATGGCCGCGGTCAGCAGCGTCGTGAAGCCCAGCCTCGTCGATTTGACCAGCGTGACCCTTTCGATGAGCGGGTCCGATATCGCGTCGGCAATGTCCCGCTGATAGGGCCACAGCCGGACCCTTCCGGGCGCCGACGAAACGCCCTCGGGAAGGATGAGCTCGGACTCGACCCATTCGGACAGCCGCAGCCGCGGCGGCGGCATCAGCGCAAGCAGAGCACGGCGGCGAACGTCGGCGAGGGTCGTCATGGGGGTCTTGCCATAGTCGCCCTCAGTAAATATGAGTCGGCTCGTTTCCCGCTGGGCCCTGCCTCACAGGAATCGCCCAAGAGAGGAAACGACCCATGACATTAGACGATGCCCTCAACGAGCGTGCCCGCAACGTGCGCGCGGTGTTCACGAATCACATCCTGTCAGACGACGAGAAGGGGAGACGCATCCTCGCCATTCTGCGCGAGTGCGGGTCGGAGGCCGATTGCAGAGCGGTCATGGCGGCTGCGGGCTTCATTGAAGCGGGCCACATCCCGACCTCGCGCCGCAAGCGCAAGCCGACGACCGACAGGCACCGGCCTCTCAACTGAGCGTCACGCCGCGGCCTCCTCGTCGGGCCGCGTCGCCTCCTCGGTCAGCACGTCGCGGACCTCGCGGTCGATTTCCACCACATCGGCCGCCGTCAGATGCGGCAGGCGGGCGCCGCAACGCGACGGTACCGCCAACATGCTGGCCCTGATTTGGCGCAGCGCCGCCGACCAGCGCCGCTCCACGTCGGCCGCCTCCACGAGGTCGCCGCGCGCCACCGCATTCTTGAGCGCGATGCGGTCGGCCGACTCCTTGGCGAAGCGCGCCCGCTCCCGCGCTGCCGCTTGCGACATGGCCTCGCCACCGCGCCCGGTCAGCGCCTTCCGCGTGTGCTCGCTGTAGCTCTTGACGGACGGCCGCAGCAGATAGCCGCCGCGCCGGCCCGGGCCCTTGATGAGGATGCCGCGCCGGCTGAGGTCGACCAGCGCCGGCTGCGAACAGCCCAGCCACGCGGCGAGGTCCACGCCCGGGATGACCCGCTCCGGGTCCGCCCGCTTCTCCAGAGCGCGGATGTAGCCCTGCACAAGGTCCACAAGCTTCCAACGGTCCGGCCCGACAGGACGAAACCAGCCCTCGCGCGATAGCTCCAGCAATTCGGCTTGGCTCTCCAGCATCAGCAGCGCAACGGCCACCGCCGACGTGACGATGCCGCTCTCCTGCGCCTGTGATGCTGCCGCTTCCGTCATCGCTTCAACATAACGCGGCAACGGTCGGCTTGCAGAGGCCACCAGAATGGGCGCGGCGCCCGCGCTCGGTGTCGGACGGTCGGAGGACCCCAGCGCGCTCGCTTGCCGGCGCCGGCACCGTGCCACCGAGAGCCGCGCGCCACCTTGCTTCTAAAGAAGCGAGGTCGGTCGGGCACAACGAGCACGAGCAAACGGTGCCAATTGGCACTATTTCGGTCGCCTTGCCCTGCGTCTGCGCTGCGCTGTGGTGCGTCTGTACTGCGTCCGTGGGCGCAGTATGCCCACGAGGGCGGACACGCCATGGGCGAGCGCCTATGGCAGGGCATGGGCATGGCGGGCGGCAGATATCACAGGATGCGGCTTGCGTGCCGCCCCCGGCCCCTATGCCGGCGGTCATGGGCCAGCCATAGGAACGGGACGCAGGGGCGGTGAAATATCGTGACGAAGGGGCGGTGATATATCGTGACAAGCTCGGAACGGTCGCCTATATCTGTGTCACGGTATCACGAAACAGGAGCCAGCCCCATGACACGCGCACAATTGGATATCCTCGAAGACCTCTGGCGGGCCTTCAAGGTGGCCATCGACAACGATGCCCTCGCCGACATTCGCCCCGGCGTC